CGCCCTGGTTGCGGATCATATTCCAGAAAGCACCGGCGTACTCGTCGGTAGCGGTCGGAGCCACATTCTCCGCCTTGCGGCTCATGGGCTTATTGGTAACGGGATGCGTGGTCGGCTGGGAGAGCTGGGCATCAAAGGCAGCCTGATCCTCCAGACGTGCGATCTCATCACCCAGAGCCTTGACCTCACCGGCCATCTTGTTGTACTGCTCCACGGCAGAGGCTTCGACCAGACCGTTCTCGCCGCGATGCTCCTCCAGGAAGGTCTTCGTCTGCTCCCAGAGGGTATTGCGCTTATTGCGCAGTTCCATAATCTTATTCATGAAAAACCTCTTTCTCCGGAGAATCGCTCCGGTCGTTATAATGAATTGGGGCAAAAGAAAAGCCGGGGCGGATCATTTCATCCACTCCAGCCTGTCTTTCAGGATTTCATACGGCACGCTGCCGTCTTCGGTTCTGCCGTCCATGCCGATCACGGGCGGTTTCGGTTCCTCCGCCACAGGAGGATCTGTGTTTACCCCTGCCTCGGCAGATTCCTGTGCCGGAGCATCGGTTTCGGGGACTGCTGCTTCATCGGACACACCGAGCCGGTTAAGGATGGTCTGTCCCATGGCCTTTGTGGAGTACTGCCAAACAGCGCCCGCTTCTTTGAGTTTGAAGGGCTTTTTCTGCTCTTCTTTTTCATCTCCGCCTTCTTCCTCCTTGTCAGGCTCATCCGGATCGGTGTCCGGTTTCTCTTCCGGTTCATCCTCGTCCGGGTCTTCTTTCGGCTTATCTGCAAACAGGATTTCATCGGCAAATCCCAGCTCCACAGCCTTCTTGGCGTTCAGCCAGGTCTCATCGCTCATGAGCTTGCTGATGCGGTTCCGGGAAAGACCAGTCTTCGCCGCGTAGGCATTGATGATGCTCTCCTTCACCTCGTTGAGCGTGGTGATCGCCTTCTCCATATCCTTGGCATTACCCATGGCAATGGTGGAAGGATCATGAATCATGAGGAGGGCCGTCGGGGACATCTGCACGAGATTGCCTGCCATCGCAACCACAGACGCAGCGGAGGCCGCTATACTTGCGATGCGCACCGTCACGCTGCCGGGATAGTCCCGGATCATGGTATAGATTTCCGCAGCGGCGAACACATTACCGCCGGGCGAATTAATCCAGAGGGTAATGTCTCCCTCCTCCGCGTAGAGTTCATCTCGGAACATCTGCGGCGTGATTTCATCGCCCCAGAAGGAATCCGAATCAATCGGCCCCTCCAGTCGGAGCACCCTGCCGACGCTGTCGTCATGAACCCAGTTCCAGAATTTCTGCACGATTCTTACCTCTCTTTCTGAGGCGCTCGGCCTCTTCGCTGTGCCTTGCGCTGCGCATGACGCTCGGCGTGATTTTTACTTTCACCCTGCTCCTCCTTTTCTTCATCCGGGCTTTCATCCGGCTGCTCTTCTTCCGGTGTATCTTCCTCAGGCTGTGCCTTCTCCTGCTCCGCCACCTGGTTTGCGCCATAGGCAGAACCGGCATCCTTCAGCTTGGTATAGGACCCATTCAGGTAGTAATCATCACCGCCCTGCTCAGCAGGGATCAGGTCCATGTTTTCCAGTCTGCGGATGTCGTTGGGAGAAAGAAAGCCGTTCGAAAAGCCCACAGCATATCCATTCATGCGGGACTGATAATCGCCGCGCATAAGGCCGTCGACGTTGAACTTTGGGAAGTACTGGTCCTGTTCTTCCTCGATCAGCACATCTTTGATAATCGCCTGCTCAATTCGGATGAGCCAGGGCATGATCGTATGCATTACAAAGTCGATGGACTGATGCTCGATATTGTTGAAAGTCGCCCTCTTCAGATCCTGGACCATATGCGGAGGCACACGAAAGATTCTGCAGATCTCTTCCACCCCAAATTCTCTGGTGGAAAGAAACTGACTGTCCTCCGGCGGCAGGGAGATCGGTTTGTACTGCATGCCCTCTTCGAGCACGGCCACCTTGTGGGCATTGCCTGCACCGCCATAGGCATTCATCCAGTTGTCCCGGATCTTCTGCGGGTCTTTCAGCACACCCGGATGCTCCAGCACACCAGCAGGCTGTGCGCCGTTCTTAAAAAAGGCGCTGCCATATTTCTCTACTGCCAGCGTTGTGCCAAGGGCATTCTTCATCATAGCAATCGGGCTGAAGCCTACCAGCCCATTGAAGCCGAGCCCTGGAATATGCAGAATTTCATCCCTCTGGAAGATAATGTCCTTGTCATGCTCTCCCGGAACTTCATCCGTATAGGCGTGGTAGGTATAGAACAGATCCCCGTTCTCAGCCCTGTCGATCTCCATGTTTTCGGGGAGCAAAGGATACAGGCCGAGGATGCCGTTTTTGCCGTCGCGCACAATCTGCGCATAGGCGTTGCCCCAGAGGAGTAGGTGCATCATGATTGCTTCTCGGAAAGAGAAGCTAGTCATTTCCGGATTGGCCTGCCGGTACAGGATTTTATACAACGAATGATCTGTAGCGCGTTCCTTGCCGTCACCCTTTTCGGTAAACTTGTAAAGGTGCAGCGGCAAGCTCGCCACCGTCTCTGCCAGCAGACGTACACAGGCATAGACCGTTGTGATCTGCAGGGCACTCTTTTCATCCACACGCTCTCCGCTGATGGTCTGCCCGAAAACGAAAATGCTGCCCGAATCCCGGACATTATCTTCTATCTTCGGCAGCTCCTCCTTAGGAGCATCTCTCGGGTTACTGAAACCGAGCCATTCTCTCCATCCCATAAGCTTCCTCCAATCTTAAAAGACCCAGAGTCCACGCTCCGGATCGTCATATACACTGCCCTGCCGCTCATGGCGAATCGCCCGGTCCAGGCCCATGATCCAGGCAACAATACCGTCAATCTTTTCTGTCGATTTCTTTTTGCTGGGTTTGATGTTCTCCGCAGCGTCGATCTCCGCCACAACGTTCCCTGCCATCCAACGCAGAACCGGGTTGCCGCCATGGATGATCTTGCCTTCCAGCAGCAACTTATACAGCTCCTTCATGCCTGGGCTCATATCCTTAAAGCCCATACCGATCGGGACCATGGTGAAGCCGTCACCTTCCAGATCAGTGATGAGCTGGGTGGCATTCCAGCGGTCTACACCGATTTCCCTGATGTTGAACTGCGTGTGCAGGTCGTTGATGGTTTTTCGGACGAAGTTGTAATCGACCACATTGCCCTCCGTTACATGAAACAGTCCCATCCGCTCCCATACATCATAGGGGACGTGATCCCGTCGTACCCGGAGATCCAGCGTTTCTCTTGGAAGCCAGAAATGCGGCACAACGATGTATTTATCTCCCTCATACTGCGGAGGGAACACCATGACAAAAGCCGTGATGTCACTGGTGCTGGATAAGTCCAGTCCGCAGTAACACTCACGGCCTTTTAACCGATCTGTATCTATCGGGATGTTTCCCTGATCGTAAATATGCTCCGGTATCCAGGCAACGGAGCTGCCGACCCACTGATCCAGCCTCAGCTGCCGGAACACGTTCTCTTCTGCCGGATTGGTCAGCGCTTCCCTGTGCGCATCCCGGACACGATCGATCTGGATCGTATAACCGAGGCTGGGATTTGCTTTGTACCAGGATTTCTCATCGTTCCAGTCATCGCCATCATCCAGGCCATAGATCACCGGATAAAAGGACGGATCAATTCGTTTTCCTTCCAGAATGTCTTTCGCCTTCGTGTGATATTCATAGCAGATGCTGTTCCTGTCCGTTCCTGCTGTCGTAATCAGAAAGTACAGCGGCTGGGTTCTGGCATCGCCGGAACCCTTTGTCAACACATCCACCAGATTCCGATTAGGTTGAGCATGAAGCTCATCAAGCACAAGGCCGGATACGTTCAAACCGTGCTTGGTGCCAACCTCCGCCGAGAGCACCTGATAAAAACCTGCGTTAGCGTAGTTAATGATACGTTTGGTCGCTCCCATCAGCTTGGATCGTTTGTTGAGCGCCGGGGTCATTTCCACCATGCGCTTGGCCACATCAAATACGATGGATGCCTGCTGGCGATCTGCCGCCGCGCCGTACACTTCTGCAGAAGGCTCATTGTCTGCATACAGAAGGTAGAGCGCCACCGCAGCCGCAAGCTCACTATTGTGCGTTGGCACCATTGATGTCCCGGCAAGATACTGATGGCTTGGGCTGTCCACCTGGATGCATTGCATCCTGACCGAATGATCCAGCGGCTCTATATTCATCAGGTAGTGGAAATTGGATCGTGTCTGCCTCGTTCTGACACGTTGCCGCAGGCTCTTCCGGATCAGCCTCGATGTAGGCTGGTCATCAAATGTTGTGAAGCGAATCACATAGAGGATTTCTCCTGTCGGCCATCCATGTCTTGTAGATGGTTCAGCCTTGACTGCGTTCTTAATGCCAAGCGACCACAACAGTTCTCTGACAGATTCGGCGAGTCCTTTCAGAGTCGTGACATATACGCTCTGCGCTTTTCGCTCTCCGATGCATCCATCGGAATCCATTAATCCCTGGAGCAAAGCCCAGCGCTGTTCCTCAGACGCTCTCAAGTATTCCGGTCGGATTTTCTTCTCCCGGAATGAATCCAGCAGGATTGGTTTAAGCTGCGTATAATTGAGGATCTCGCTTCCTCCGCATTTCTGCGGATAACGGTTATGCGGTTTGTACGGGATAAAGGAGATTATGCTTTCCACATCTCCATTCCTCACCGTGATTTCAGGTTTCATTGCATTTCCGTTTCCGAGCCAATAGCCGTACAGATATGGATCAACAAGAAGCGCGGTCTCTGATGTCTGTAGTGCATCAGCAACAGGAATACGGATAACGGATCGACGGCTTTCTACCGGATTATCCCTATAATGATCCCGATACCTCTGCGTCCTTCGGTAAATCTCACCTGTTGTCCACTGAACGCTCCGGGGTTTTCCATAGATGTATTCGCAGTTCCAGAGATGTCTCTCACCAGCAATAATCGAGCTGCCATCTCGAAATGTCAGGCGGTACGCCTGCTCTGTATCATCGACTGCGCTTTTAGCAACGACATGGCACTGCTTTCCGCACTCATCAAAAACGATATCCCCGATTTTCAGGTCTCCCATGCAGGTAAAGCCATCTGGAGTCGGGATAGGTGTTCCGATATCAAGCTGTTTTCCATTTTTCTTCGGAATCTCCACATAGGCCGTGCGGAATTGGCGTGTCCCGTCTTCCTTGACGATGCCGAACACATCCCGAATGATCTGCTCTTGCCAGGGAAGTAGCCAGAACGGTTTTCCGCTCCAGCGTCCTTTGGTATGCGGAAGCATCTCAATGAAGCGTACTGCTTTGTCCGCTTTAGCCGCATCGTAATGAGAGTCAGGCAACATGAAACGGCTGGGGCGGTAATCCTTCAGCTTTGGATATTCCTTCGGTCTCTCCCTCTCCATTAGCTACCTCCCAGAAGTTCATCCATCTCGTCCACAACACCGCCCTCGCCGTTTCCGGCAATGATGCGGGATCGTGCCGCAGGTGTCAGACCAAACTGTTCAGCAAACTGATTCATAAGGCGGAGGTACTGCTGCGCGATACTGATGTAAGGCACCTGCTGTGGATAACCGGAAGGGGTGCGGATTACCAGACCGCGATCCGTAATCCTCTCCTCCGCCTGCTTCCATCTCGCGTATGCCTGACAGTAACCGGCAAAGGCAGCCATATCCACCTCGGTGAGCACACCCAAAGCCTCCATCTTCTTAGCGAGTCGTCTCCACTCTTTCTTAGCTTCCGGCTCCAGCCACTTAGGGCAAGGAGGAGCTTTCTTCTGAGGCTTGGGCTCTTTTTCGTTCAGGGCACGCTTTCCGGGATTGCCTTCCAGCTCTTTGATTGCAGTCGGTGTCGGCTTTCTGCCTCTAGTCGCCATATCCGATCCCTCCTTCCCGTGTAATGGCGTAAAGAAAAGGACCCATGGAATTGCTCCACAGATCCTCGCGTACTTTCGATGCTATCACTATATCAGAAATCTCAAGATGAGATGTCCACGATTTTACTCATTGACGGTTTCATTCGTTAGGAGTCCTCACATGACCGCCCTGTGGATTTCCGCGCTCCTTGCGGTTCAGGGTGTTCCGATGCCGCCAATTCTATCCCCAGTGAGTGTTTTGGTAAGGCGGTTCCGGCTCCGCCGCTCTTTCGACGATATCATGATATCAGAAATCGCAATCTGGTTTGTCCACGTTTTTACTCAGTCAAATGGCAGTTCCAGCTCTTCCGTGTCATCAATCTGCTCTGGCTCAAAATCCTCTGGCGGTTCTGGTTCCCAAAATCGTGACGGCAATTCATGCCGCTCATAAGCAAGCTCTTTTCTCTGTTCCATGTAATACCTTCCTTTACTGCTGCATCGCCCAGGCGATCGCGTGACCGTCATCCTCAAAGGCAACCTCGCTGGCTGCTGCCAGTCCAATGATTCCCTCGCAGGAAAGGTCGTCATCCAGGTGCTCGTAAACCGCTCCGAAGTAGCTGGGCTTATTCTTTCCGTTGTAGTAGTATCCGGCCAGTAGAACCTTATCTCCGAAATTCAGGACCTTGCTCCAGCGGCATTCGAGGTCTTCCGGGGTAGTCGGGTTCGGCAGGCGGTATGTTCTCATCGCTTCGTTAATCGTCATGGTCTTTCTCCTCCGTCTTCGTTGGTCCTTTGCCTTTCGGCATGTGTATATATCACTCTACGCGGGAGAAATAGCAAGTTATATTTTCAAATAATCCCGTCTGTTTTCAGGCATATATTACACAAAGATTTGAGGGTGTAATCGTGTATCTATGACGAGAAACACAGCCTCGTAAGGCTGCCTTTCCCGGTTGCTTTCGTTGTCATCAGGATCTCTTGACATCCACCAGCCAGCTGGCTTCCGGATGGCTCTCGCCGGTGGCCTTCTCGATGACCATGCGGTCTTCTTCGATGTAGTGCAGGCCCTTGCCGACCTTGATCAGCCGGACGTTCTCGTAGCCCTTGATGCTGGTGCGGTAAACCGTAGCTGTTCGGCTTTCGCCGTCGTAGCTCTTGCCGTCCCAGCCGTTAAAAGTGAAGATGACCTTTTCCTTGGTCTTGGTAAAGAAGGTCTCAAAATCCACGCGGGTAATCGCGGTGTTGTAGTCTTCCAGGAAAAAGTGGTTTCTCAGTTCGTAAGCGTTTGTCATGGTCTTTGCCCTCCGTAATCTTTGTCGTTTGCCTTTCGGCATGTGTATATATCACTCTGAACCGGAATAATAGCAAGTCAATTCTGCGGATATTCCGATCATAATGTGCACAAAGATTCCGTGGCTGTCATTATGTATATACGACCAAAGGAGCCTCCCGGCTCCATCATGGTCCGAGGCTTATGTGCCTTAGTTCAGCTGGAAGCGGATCCCCATGATCTGCTCCTCTTTTTCTTCGCCCCAGCGGGTGTCCTTCTTGGTGATGGTGCAAAGGCCCAGCATCATGCAGCCCTCGGCCGCGTAGCCGTGCAGGTCTTCCATAAGGCCGGTTGACTGATTGGTAACCACCAGGGTTTGAATGCCTGCTTTCCGGAGGGTGGCGATGAAATCGTGTCTTTCCCGATCCCAGGTGAAGTCGTCCATGATCACCTCGTCGGTGTCGCTGTAGCGCCATGCTCTGTATGCCTTGCAGGCTCCGGCGCTGATCGGGTACTGGAAGTTTTCTTCTTCCTCTTTGTACCAGGCCTTCAGCTCTTCGCTGTCCCAGCCCTTGGTGTCAATGATCTGCTGCTTCAGCTGCTTGTGGGCTTCGTGCCGGGTTTCGTAGTCGCGGGCGATGCGGTCGAGCTCTTCAAAGTAGGTGTTGGTCTTCATGGTAGGTTCCTCCTCGGTAATGTTGTCGTTTGCCCTTCGGCATGTGTATATATCACTCTACTTTGAAGATATAGCAAGTTAATTCTGCGCCATAATGTGCACAAATATCTGCCCTGAAACCAAGCAGACTGTCAGGCGCGAAATTGCCCACGCATTGCCTGTCTCGCCGGTTTCCTTCCCATCGATGAACAACCCAAAAGAGGCCCGAAGGCCCCTTGGTGGCCGCGTGTGCGGCTCAGCGGGCAAGGCAGGCGCAGATCCCTTTGGGACTGCCGGAGTCGACGTGGCCGTCCTTCCAGATGGCCAGCCAAAGCTCGCTGTCGATGCCGGGCAGTATCAGCTCGTAGGTGGCTGCATTGTAGCCTCCCTTATTGCAGGCTTCCACCGCGTCACGGTAGAAGTCCTCGGTCAGCGGCATCAGGCTGCCGTCCTCCTGGCTGCGGAGCTTTGCCCTGTGGCGGATCAGGGAAAGAATGTGGTCGAGGTTTGTCATGGTAGGTACCTCCTTAGTGAAGGGTGATGGTCAGGTAGCCGGTGCCGTCCTGCCAGAAGCGGAACTCGGTCTTGCCGGTCTTCTTGTTTTCCCGCTTGGCCTTGGCGGTCATGCTGGCAACGAAGGCCTTTCCGAAATACCACTCGGTCATGCTCTTCGTGGTGGCGGCGTGGTTGGTTTTGTAAGTGGTCATGGCCTTGTCCTCCTCCCTGGCAGGTATTCTGTGCCTTTCGGCATGTGTATATATCACTCTGAAAGGCATAAATAGCAAGTCAATTCTGAGATAATTATCAGACAAATATCCGGCCTTATTTCGTGCCTGAAATTGGTACATTTACACCGCATCCGCAGGCGTTTCTTCCGCTTGCTCTGCGGCTTTCGCAGCCTTCAGTTCTTCGCGTTTTTCCTTCTGGCGAGCCTTCCATCGGGTCTCTTCTTCCTTTGTTCGGAAGGCCGTGTGTCCGGAGAGGTTCTCCATCAGGATTTTGCGGCTGGTCTTGAATTCGTCGCCATTCATGCCGATCCGCAGAAGCCAGATCCGGAAGGCGTATTTCTCATTGTCGTCATTGACCATCTTCGCCTGAATCCGCTTCTGTTCCAGGACATGCTTGTTTATCAGGCAGGCAATGTGCTGGAAGGCTGCGCTCCTGTCAGGGTCTTCTGTCAGCGGAAAACCGGTGAAGCTCACCTTATCGCTCGTAAAGGAAAGTCCTGTCAGGCCGCCCTTTTCTTTTACCATGGAGATAAAAGCGGATGCCGATGTAATCAGCCCGGCATCGTCAAGCGCTGCGATCAGGTCTTTATCTGCACCGAATTGCCCTCCGGTCGCTTTGGAGAGAAGAGGTCCCCGGCTGTAGATCAGGTTGACCAGTCTTCGGAGTGATTCCGCTGAATGTCGCGCCATGGGCAAGCTGATCGTCAGCCCATCCGGCTCCGCCTGTTCAGCTTCATCCGGTTCCTCTTCCTCCGTAATCTCAGCCACAGCTGTTGCGGCCGTCATCAATTCTTCCACACGATCCTCCTCATGGATTCCTTCCGTAATCAGACCTTCAGCAATCAGGGTCTGAATCAACGCCTCATCCAAATCCGCATCCTCCACAACCAGGTCACCCCGGCGCTCTACCGTGTAGACCCCGATCTTATATGCGCAGAGCGGCATGAAAGTGTAACGAGGCTGGATGCCGGTCAGCTCGCCGATCCGCTTTACCAGGGTCTTCTTGTCCTCAGCGTTCAATGCAAATCTCATCATGTCCTTGTCCTTTCCGGAGCTTTGCTCCTTGTGATTTCCATCTGCCGGTGCTCCCCGGCGGTATGGTATACATCACTCTGAAGCCCCGAAAAGTAAAGTCAATTCTGAGCTATTTTCTGATAAAAACGCAGATTCTACATAGTACACAATTACCGCTTCCGACGTCTGGCCCGCCTCTGTGCTTCTTTTTGTTTCTTCTTCTCCATCCAGCGCTGGATGTATTCTGCCTGATCCCTGTCATCGTATTCCCGGTAAAGTTCGTCAGAAGCCCCGATGATAACAGCAATCCCAAGAAGAGAAGCGATCACACCAATAACGACCAGGCCAATTACAATAGCTACCACAATTTCCATCGCTCCCTCCTTGAAGAAAGTGAGAGGCCAGCGCAAACCAGCCTCCCCTGTGTCCGATATCAGTCTTCTATTTCCTGCGGCTCAAAAGTTGCCACTTCATCAAAACAAAGCTTCTGGCCATCCCGGATCACATACACATCGTCGTATTTTCCACCAGCCCACTCGATGTATCTTTTCACGATGCAATCGACGAACTTCGGGTCCAGCTCAATTCCTCTGCAGATACGATCCGTCTCGCAGCAGGCAATCAATGTAGAGCCGCTGCCCAGGAAGGGGTCGAGCACGATGCCGTTTGTCATGGTGCTGTTCTTGATAGGATAACTCATCAGCTGTACCGGCTTCATTGTCGGATGATCCTTGCTGGATCTGGGTTTATCGTATTCCCAGACGGTTGTCTGCTTTCGGTCCCCATACCACTGGTGTTTTCCCTTCTGCTTCCATCCGAACAGGCAGGGCTCATGCCGCCATTGATATGGACTTCTTCCCAGCACCAGGGCGTTCTTCACCCAGATACAGCAGCCGGACAGGTAAAAGCCCGCATCCTTAAAAGCTGTGCGGAAGTTGATGCCTTCCGTATCTGCATGCCACACGTAAATGGAGCCGTCATCGGCCAGGTTCGCATGCATACAGCGATAGGCGGAGAGCAGGAAGTTATAGAACTCCTGGTCGCTCATATTGTCGTTCATGATCTTTCCGGCTGTTTCCTCAACGTCCACGTTATAAGGCGGGTCCGTCAGCACGAGGTTGGCAAGCTGCCCATCCATGAGGCGGGTATAGATTTCCTCACCTGTGCTGTCACCGCAGATGACTCTGTGTTTCCCAAGGCACCACAGATCTCCAAGCTGTGAGAAGCACGGCTGCTGCAGTTCCTTGTCAACGTCGAAGTCATCTTCCTTGACCTTCTTATCGTAGATGTTGGAAAAGAGCTGCTCCACCTCAGGCGCTTCAAAGCCGGTATAATCCAGGTCATAGTCCGCCTCTTTCAGGTCAGTCAGCAGATCTGCCAGCATCTGCTCATCCCACTCGCCGGTAATCTTGTTCAGGGCAATATTCAGCGCCTTCTCGCGGGTCTTATCCACATCAACCACCGCGCAGGGCACTTCGGTATATCCCAGATCGATTGCTACATTGAGCCGCTGATGGCCGCCGATGATTGTCATGTCGCTGTTGACCACGAGCGGGTCAGCAAAGCCGAACTCCTCAATGGAATCCTTGATCTTCTTGTATTCCTTGTCTCCCGGCTTCAATTTCTTACGCGGGTTATATTCTGCCGGTTTGAGTACGGATATCGGCAGCACTTTTAATTCCGCAGTTTTCTTCATGTCGTACCTCCAAAAAATCTCATGATCTCGCAGAAAGGAATGAAGAGCTCGCCCAGGTGAAATCCCAGTTCAAGCTCTCCACTCGTCTCCATGTATTCTTCTGTCAGGCTGCACCACTCCGCGCCTTCGCCGTTGATACTTGCCAGCACCTTTTCTTCGCCGTAATCAATCTTATGAACGAGCACGGCTCCCGTATTGCAGATCGGATACACACCGACCACCGATGCAAGGTCAATCATCCCCATGGGTCTTCTCCTCTCAGATGAATGATTCGCTGATTTCGGCTGCCCCGGAAGGCAAGCCCGGCAGCCTTCTTTGCTTCAACAAACGGTCCATCCACTAACACATCCACATAAGACAGAAGTGGAGCTGTCCCGACCTTCTCCAACAGGTATCCGGTATAAAGCCAGATGTCCTTCTCTGGCAGTTCTTCCCTCACTCTGCATAGAAACGGCAGGAGCGCTTTCTGGTTCTCCGGCTCCATCGGATCTCCGCCGAGTATGGAAAGGCCCTGAATCCACGAGGGACGCAGGGCCGTGATAATCTCATCTTCAGTTTCTTTGGTGAAGGGTTCGCCATAGTCAAAATCCCAGGTCTCCGGCTGGAAGCATCCAGGGCAGTGATTCCGGCAGCCGGAGACGAACAGGGATACACGGACGCCAGATCCATTGGCGATATCCACCTTTTTGATCCCGGCGTAGTTCATGGTTACTCGTCTTCCTTCAGGCTGGCCGTACAGAAATGAATACCCCTGTTCTCGTCCTTGAATACCTCGCGGGCGATATCCTGGGCAAGGCCAGACCAGTTGCCGTTGTAGTCGTAAAGATCATCGTCAAAGAACTGGATGACTTCCGGCTGGAAACGCACAAAGCCGTGCTTCGTTCCTGTGTGGTCGGCGGCCAGACGGACATCCTTCACGATGGGATTTCCACGGAAGATAGTCTCATACAGAGAAAAGGCTTCATCCGTAGCGTTGGCGTTTTCCTCGTCGTATAGGAAGATTCCCAGCTTCACGTTTCCGAAGGTCACAGTTTTGGGGAATACCCGGTCAAGCGCCAAGAACTTTTCGTGATCGCGAACCTCAATGTTGAAAAGATAATCTACGCTGCCGTTCTCCGGCTCAATAACCTCCCCAACCCTGATCTGCGGGTCACGGTCAAACAGTGCCTTCACTTTCTTCTGGTAGGTGTACCACGGGGCTTCGAGTTTCAGATTCTTCATAGGTTTTTTTCCTCCTCAGTTTTATCTTGCGGCTTATTGCTGCGATATATTTACAGATGCAGAACACGCTCGGCAATCTCCTGCGTCCTGCCCTGATTGAAGAAGTTTGTACCGAGGTATCCACAGACCCGTCGGCAGACATTCATCCGGTGCTCATCCCGGTTCCCACAGTTCGGACACTCCCACAGGAGCTTCCCGTCTTCTTCCACGATCTTGATCTCGCCATCGTAGCCGCAGACCTGACAGTAGTCGCTCTTTGTGTTCAGCTCCGCATACATGATGTTGTCGTAAATGAATCGCATGACCGACAGCACCGCAGGAATGTTGTTCTGCATATTGGGCACTTCCACGTAGCTAATCGCGCCGCCGGGTGACAGTGCCTGAAACTCCGCCTCAAAGGCAAGCTTCGAAAAGGCATCGATCTCCTCCGTCACATGGACGTGATAGGAATTGGTGATGTAGTTCTTATCCGTCACATGCGGAATGATGCCAAAGCGTCGCTGCAGGCATTTGGCGAACTTATACGTGCTGCTTTCCATCGGAGTGCCGTAAAGCGAGTAGCTGATGTTCTCCGCCTCCCGCCACTGTGCCGTCTTCTGGTTCAGGAACTTCATGACCTCGATGCCAAAATCATGCCCGACAGGATCGGTGTGGCTGCACCCCTTCATCCGATAGACACACTCACAAAGTCCGGCATAGCCAAGACTGATGGTGCTGTAGTTGTCGTACAGCAGCCGGTCGATTTTCTCGTCCTTCTGGAGTCTTGCTATTGCCCCGTACTGCCAGAGGATCGGAGCGACATCGCTCGGCGTCCCCAGCAGGGTCTCATGCCGGATACGTAGCGCCTTATGGCAAAGCTCTGTCCGCTCCTCCATGAGTTTCCAGAATTTCTCCTCGTCACCTTCTGCGCTGCAGGCCACATCCACGAGATTGATGGTCACCGCTCCCTGATTGAAACGGCCATAGTATTTATGACTTCCATCCGGATTCAGGCCTACCGTGTCCGGAGTAAGGAAAGCCCGGCAGCCCATGCAGGTATACACATCGCCCTTCAGCTGCCGCATGATCTTGGCGCTGATGTAATCCGGTACCATCCGTTTCGCCGTGCACTTGGCTGCCAGCTGTGTCAGATACCAATACGGAGCATCCTCGGTGATATTGTCTTCATCCAGAACATAGATCAGTTTCGGGAATGCGGGGGAGACCCAAACTCCGACCTCGTTCTTGATCCCCTCGTACCGCTGCTTCAGCGTCTCCGCAATGATCAGCGCCAGGTCATCTCTTGTCTGACCAGCAGGCACCTCGTCCAGATACATGAACACAGAGACGAAAGGCGTCTGGCCGTTCGTGGTAAGCAGCGTCTGGATCTGGTACTGGATGGTCTGAATTCCACGCTGGACTTCCTTCCGCACACGCATCTCCGCCATGCGGGTGATCTCATCCTCCGTCGCCTCTTTCCCGATAGCAGCGAATTCATCTCTGAGTTCCCGCTTATACTTCTGGCGGGATACATCCACGAAAGGTGCAAGGTGCGCCAGAGAAATCGTCTGCCCGCCATAGGTGTTGCTGGCAACCTGGGCAATGATCTGCGTGGCGATATTGCAGGCCGTAGAAAAGCTGTGCGGTTTCTCGATCAGCGTATCCGTGATAACGGTGCCGTTCTGAAGCATGTCCTCCAGATTCACCAGCTCGCAGTTGCTGATCGGTCCTGAAACGTAACCCATGTCGTGGATATAGATCATACCTTCGTCGTGGGCTTTGATCACGTCCTCTGGAAAGATGTATCTCCGGCAAATATCCTCAGATACTTCACTCGCCAGATAATCCCGCATGGTGCTGTTGATGATCGGGTCCTTGTTGGCGTTCTCCTGTTTGGCCAGTTCGTTGTCGTGCCGCAGCAGCGACAGGATCTTCTTATCCGTGCTGTTCTGCTTCCGGATTAGTTCGTGCCGCAGCCGGTAGTCGCTATAGTGGAGCGCCAGCCGGTAATGCTCAGACTTCACCAGCTCATCGATCACCATGTCCTGGATCTCTTCGACGCCAACGCTCCGGCCAAGGTCAGCGCAGCGCTTTTCAATTCTGCCGACAATAAAACCGACCTCCGTTTCGGAAAGCCGGTCTTCCTCTGCCACCTCGCCATTTGCGGCTTCGATGGCCTTTTTGATTTTGGTATAGTCGTAAGGAACTTCTCTTCCGTCCCGTTTGATGATTTTCAACGCTCATCCTCCTCCATCTGTATTCGTGCCTCCGCAAGCAGCTCAGCACAACCTTTTCCCTGGTGGCTTTGGCACTGCTCATCCAGGCACACATAAATCACATCCTGCTCCTCTGTTGTCAGATCAATGGTGTATTGCTGTTCATTGTCATTGCTGTCCGAATTGATGACGACGAATTCGATACAGCCGTCCATATGGTTTTCGGCATAACCGTTAATCCCAATATAGAAATCGTACCAGCCATCGTTGTCACAGGTGGCATCGGTATACTCGTCCATCGGGTGCATCGGCTTAAACCCCATATCCTTCCGGATGCGGTCCGCAATCTGGGAAAGACTGTTCGTCGCCATAAGCTGGAAGCTGACAGTTGGGAACCGGCAGGGATAATGGATATAGCACTGGTCGCTGCCGTACAGTACATCTGCACCGAAGTCGATGAAGACCGCGTCCTTTACAAATCCTTCTATCAGCGTCATTTCGCGGCCTCCTTTTCCAGCAGATCGATATAGCGGTTAATGTACCATACAGCTTTCCGAAGATCCTCTGTCGTCTTCTCCGGATTCTTTTTTCCCGCCCTGCACAGATATTTGCAGGCATTACCAAGGTGGTACGGGAACTTCTGATCCTCAATGAAATCGATAACCTCAATCTTCCCGCTGGTATAGTGACTGGGATGGTTTACCGGGTCATCCATTTTCTCTTGCGAGATCATGTTCTCTTCTCCTTTCCGCAGCCCTGCCCCGGTTGGAGCAGGCAATGCTGCAATACTTCCGAAGCTGGCCGTATTCGCGTGTTGCGATGAATGTCTTCCCGCACTGCGGGCAAATACATGTACGGGACGTGTCCTTCCAGTT